GAAAATAAATAGTCCTAAGGGATAGAAACCCCTCTAAAAGTTCTGTTTTTAACGAAACAGGAGCTAAAATGGGAAACCATCACCAGGTTGACAAGGGAGAATTGTTCATCGAACAAGGAATGACCCTCATTACAGAGGTAGAAAGCGAAAAATATCTTAGAAAAGCATCAAAACAGAGAAAAATTACTCAAAATGAGGAACTTTATCCAATTCCACAGGATCGTTTAGAGCGTCCTTGTGGTGGAGCACATGGTTTTGATGATTTTGTTGAAAGATGGCACGAGTAAATATAAATAAAATCAAGAAAACTCTCTACTAATGGCAGAACAAAGGGTATCCAGATCATTTAAAGACATCAGTTTATCCTTTGTTCCACATCCAGTGACAAAGGATCTTCAAGTATTAAAAAATGAGAATGCGATACGTAGATCCGTAAGAAACATTGTTGAAACTATTCCTACAGAAAGATTTTTTAACTCATTGTTAGGATCTGATGTGAGGGATAGTTTGTTTGAATTTGTTGATTTTGGTACGGCATCCGTTATTCAGAGTCAAATTTTGGTTGCAATAGAAAACTTTGAACCAAGAGTTGACAATGTAGTTGTTGAAGTAAATCCTCAACCAGACCAAAATTCATTCAATGTGACTGTTGTCTTTGATATTATTGGGCAGGAGTTTCCGACACAAGAGTATACGTTCCTATTAGAGGCAGCAAGATAAGATGCCCTTTACAAAATTCACGAATCTAGATTTTGACCAGATAAAGACCTCAATCAAAGATTATCTTCGTGCTAATTCAACATTTAGCGACTTTGATTTTGAGGGATCAAATTTCTCTGTCTTAATTGACACCCTAGCATATAATACTTATATTACTGCATTCAACAGTAATATGATTGTCAATGAATCCTTCTTGGATTCTGCAACTCTTCGTGAAAATGTAGTATCACTCGCAAGAAACATTGGTTATGTACCCCGCTCCAGAACGGCAGCAAGGGCAACGATTTCTTTCACAGTATCAACTACCGAAGACACTCCTACACTCACTCTCAGAAGGGGTTTGGTGTGCGTAGGAACGGCAAATGACACAACATATACCTTCTCAATTCCAGAAGATGTAACTACAACCGTCATTGATGGTGTTGCATCGTTTGATGAGGTAGAAGTTTATCAAGGAACCTATCTCACAAAGCAATTCACATATGATGGTTCTTTGGATCAAAGATTTATTTTGAATAATTCCTTTATTGACACTTCTACACTTTCTGTCTATGTAAAAAGAACAAATGACAGTGGACTAGGAATTGAGTATGCGGCAATAGACAATATCTTAGACACAACGTCAGAATCCAGAATTTATATTCTACAAGAAGTGCAAGATGAGAAGTATGAGGTAAAATTTGGTGATGGAATCATTGGTAAGAAACTTGGTGATTCTGTTGGTTATGATGGCACCATAATCACCGCAAATTATATCATTACTGATGGCGAAGATGGAAATGGTGCCAGTGTCTTCACATTTTCTGGAAGTGTAACAACTGCCAATGATAAAATCATTAACCCAGGAACAGTTACGATAACTACGGACCAGTCGTCTCAGAATGGGTCGAGCATAGAACCTATTGACTCTATCAAGTACTATGCTCCAAGAGTGTATTCAGCACAAAATAGGGCAGTGACTTCTAGAGACTATGAGGCAATTATAAAAACAATATATCCAGAAACAGAATCTGTTGCTGTTGTTGGTGGTGAAGAATTAGATCCACCAGAGTATGGTAACGTAATTCTGAGCATTAAACCAAAGAATGGCAGTTTTGTTTCCGATTTCAATAAGTCAAGAATTTTAAGTCAACTAAAACAATATACTGTTTCAGGAATCAATCCAAAAATTATAGATCTTAAGACTCTTTATGTTGAGGTAGAGTCTGCCGTTTACTATAATTACTCGCAAGTATCGAGCGTAGACTCCTTAAAAACTAATGTATTGAATAGTTTAACTAAGTATTCCGAGTCATTGGATCTCAATAAATTTGGCGGAAGATTTAAATATAGTAAAGTTCTTAGTGTAATTGATACGACTGATACGGCAATTACTTCTAATATCACCAAAGTTAAAATTAGAAGAGATCTAAAAGCAGCTTTAAATCAATTTGCACAATATGAGTTGTGTTTTGGCAACAAGTTCCATGTAAACCCTCAAGGAAGAAATATTAAATCAACAGGATTTAAGATTGCTGGTGAATCCTCTACTGTTTTCTTAACAGATACACCCACAATAACGTCAGGAGGAACTAATGTAACAAGTTCTACTTCTGCTGAGGAGGTTTTTCTCAATAGACCAACAACAATCGGAGCAACAACGGGCGTTCTTTCAATAGTTAAAATTGGTTCTGATGGTAGAAGTATTGTTGTTGCCAAAGATGTTGGAACGGTTGATTATGTAAAAGGTGAGATTAAGATAGGAACTATCAATATAACATCAACAACAAAAGAAAATGGAATTATAGAGGTTCAGGCTTTCCCAGAATCTAATGATGTTGTTGGATTGAAGGATCTTTATTTGTCGTTTGATGTTTCTAAAAGTACAATAAATATGGTAAGGGATGTAATTGCTTCTGGTGATGAAATAACTGGAAAAGTGTTTACTAGAGATTACTATACATCAAGTTACTCAAACGGGAATTTAGCAAGAAACTAATATGATACAGACTGGTTTTGAATCTAGAGTCAAGGTTCAGCAGATTGTTGAGGGCCAACTTCCAAGTTTTATATTGGATGAAAATCCAAATGCTTCTGAGTTTTTAAAACAATATTACATATCTCAAGAGTATCAAGGCGGTCCAATAGACATTGCCGAAAATCTTGATCAATATCTGAAGTTAGACAATCTTACGCCAGAAGTAGTTGTTGATAGCACAACACTATCTTCTGATGTCAGTTCAAGTGCAGAATCTATTACTGTTTCTAGCATTAAAGGATTTCCGAGTAAGTATGGTCTTTTGAAGATTGATGACGAAATCATTACTTACACAGGAATAACTGGAAGCACTTTTACTGGATGTATTCGTGGATTTAGTGGTATTACAAATTATCACCAAGATCTGAACCAAGAAGAACTAACATTTTCAACCTCAGATGCGGCAGAACATACTGCTGACACAACCGTTCAAAATCTCAGTTCTCTTTTCCTCAAGGAGTTTTATCAAAAGGTAAAATATACTATTGCTCCAGGATTAGAAAAAACAGAATTTACATCCGAGTTGGATGTGGGTAATTTTTTAATTGAAGCAAATTCCTTCTATAAAGCAAAGGGAACTGACGAGTCTTTCAGAATTTTGTTTAATGTTCTCTATAATGAGACACCAAAAATTATAAATCTGGAAGAATATCTTATCAAACCATCTTCTGCTGAATATGTAAAGAATGAAATCATTCTTGCTGAAGTTATTTCTGGATCTAATCCAAGAAATTTGGTTGGACAAACTGTAACAAAGTCTACAGATTCCTCCACAAATGCTTCCGTTTCTTCAGTAGAATCCTTCAATAGAAATAATCAACAATATTATAAGATATCTCTTTTTGTTGGTAATGATGAATTCCCAACAATTTTGGGTAATTTTACAATAACCCCCAATACAAAGGCAACATCCGATTCTTCGGCATCGTCTTCGGTAGTTACTGTAGACTCTACAATAGGATTTCCAGAAAGTGGAACCTTGGTCTGTGGAAACAATACAATAACCTATACTAGTAAATCAATAAACCAGTTTTTGGGTTGTAGTGGAATAACAGAAGACATTGCAAAAAATTCATTAGTTAGAAACAATGATACTTACTTTGGATATGAGAATGGTGATACTAGCAAGAAAGTAGAATTTAGAATTCTTGGCGTACTATCAGAGTTCTCTGCGACATCAGATAATCTTAATGTTTCTGAAGGTGATATTGTTGGCATCAAAAATCTTGGCGACTTAATTGAAAATCCTCAAACTAAGACACAGAAACAGATCTTTGCAAACTCTTGGATTTATAATACTGCTGCCAGATATGAAGTATTGAGTACCGATGCCAATTATGTTTTGGCAACCAATATCGATAGATCTAGTCTAAAAGTTGGTGATAGAGTAGAGTTACTTGAAAGAGACACCGAAACTTTAGTAGAAGCAACAAATGATCCAAGAATAATTCAAATAATTTCTGATAATACTGTAGAAATAGGCGGAGGATCTTTTTCTACAGTATCTGGGAAAAAATATGATTTAAGAAGAAAAATCAATACTGCAAGTAGTTCTGGTGTTTCATTGGAATATGGAAATGGTTTGATCACGTCAGACGTACAAAATTTGTATTCTGATGGTGAAGATTATGCATATGTTGCATCAAACTCTTTACCATCATCCGCACTTTCTGATCCATATGACTACAGATATACCATAAGTGCAGACATTAAGTCTGCAAGTATATCTTCTGTGAATAATTTGTTCAATAAAAATTCTGATGATGAATATGATACAATAGGTTTCGCAGATGCTGCACCATTCATAACTGGAGATAGAGTTTACTATCAACCAAGTTCCATTTCGCTTATTGGATTGGAAGCAGGAAGTTATTATGTTGAGGTTCTTTCCGACAACAAAAAAATCAAATTATATTCTTCACCAGCTTTTGTTGGGACTACACCATTAAAATTTAGAGTTCCAGATTCTGGTGTAGATACTCAAACCTTTACATTATATTCACAAAGATCTAATCAGATTGGAGTACAGAAGGTTCTTAAAAAATTCCCACTTCAATCTCAAATAAAGAGTCCAGGAGTTGAGACTATTCCAGGAACAACTGGAATGTTAATCAATGGCGTTGAAATTAATAATTACAAGTCTTTAGATAAAATTTACTATGGTCCTTTAGAATCTCTTGACGTTTTAAATGGTGGAGAAAATTTTGATGTCATAAATCTCCCAACCATATCCATTGCCTCTGGTACATCAGATGCTTTGGCACAACCTGTAATCAGTGGTTCTATTATTAATGTTTATATTGATGCACAAGACTATGACATTAATAAAATTCTTTCTATAGACGTTAGTGGTGGAAATGGTTCTGGTGCTATTTTGGAACCAATTATTAGAAAAAGAGTAAGAGAGATAGATTTTGATGGAAGAACTGTAGTAAACGGTGGTGGCATAAGTACAACTGGAAATAGAATTTCTTTCCTAACAGAACACAATTTAAACAATGGAGAAGAGGTAGTATATAACTCCAATGGCAATTCTCAGGTAATAATTGGTTCTGGATCATCTACTTTAATAAACAATTCTTCCTATTTTGTAAAAGTTGAAAATAATACTACTATAAGTCTATTTGAATCTTTAGATGATTATAATAACAATACCAATATAGTTGGATTTACTACAGGAACTCAAGGAACTCATAAGTTTAAAACAATAACACCAAAGAATACAATTTCTGAAATAAAAGTAATTGATGGTGGAAGCGGATATACAAATAGAAGATTGACTGTCAAATCTTCTGGCATATCATCAATAACAGATTCTATTTCCTTCAAAGATCATGGATTTAATACTGGTGATCTGGTTACATATGAATATGAAACTTCAGCGATAACAGGAATTTCAACATCCAATCAATACTATGTTTTAAAGATTGATGATGATTCGTTTAGAATTTGTAATGCAGGAGTTGCTGGAACAGATACTTCTTTCTTTAATAGGAAAAAATATGAAGTTTTCTCAGACACAGGTTCTGGATATCAATATTTCAGTTATCCAACAATTTCAGTATCAGTAAAATATAATCCCGTTGGATTTAGTACTAATACTCAAACCTATCAGGAGATTGTAGCAACTCCTGTTGTAAGAGGATCTATAGAGCAAGTGTACCTTTATGAGAATGGTGCTGGATATGGATCTACAGTAATAAATTACGAAAATAATCCCACCGTAACCATAAAGAATGGAAAAAATGCATCATTAGTTCCAATCATTTCTAATGGGAAGGTAGTTTCTGTAGACATTCAATATAGTGGAGAAGAATATTATTCAATTCCTGATCTAATTGTCACTGACTCTAGCGAATCTGGAAGTGGTGCAAAACTAAGACCTGTTATTTCTGGTGGAAAAATAACAGAAGTTAAAGTAATAAGTGGAGGGTCAGGATATTCTGATTCTTCAACCTCTATTTTGGTCAAATCTTCGGGAATTAATGCAGTATTAAATCCAAAAATTAGAGCACTTACTGTAAACGAAAATCGCAGACTTGGAAATGAAATCTTGCAAGAGTCTGACAATAAGTTAAAGTATACAGTCTCTGGTTACTATGAAGATTTAAGGACATCATTTGGTGAGAATGTTGGAAGTATTTCTGGAATTATTGGATGGGCTTATGACGGAAAT